ATTTCAGAGACACTTAGTGTTACTGGCATCTCTACGTTCACTGGAGCAATAGATGCAAATGGTGACTTAGATGTTGATGGTCATACTGAACTAGATGACGTTAATATTTCTGGGGTTGCTACTGCAACTGCTTTCCACACTGGTGCAGAAGGTTCTGCAATTAGAATTACTTCTAATACAATTAGTGGTCCTGCTGAATTATTCATTGACCCAGCAGGTGTTGGTGATAATACTGGTGCTGTTAGAATAAAAGGTGACCTCTATGTTGACGGTACACAAACAATTATCAATTCAACTACAATTGAATTAGCAGATTTTGTTGTTGGTATTGCAACCACTGCAACATCTGATGCTGTTGCTAATGGTGCTGGAATAAAAATTGGATCAGATAATACTTTCTTATACGATCACCCCAATACTTCACTCAAGTCTAGTGAAAATATAAATCTTGCTTCTAGTAAGACATACAAAATTGACGGTACTGATGTCCTTTCTGCAACAACACTGGGTTCTGGTGTTGTTAATTCATCTCTAACAAATCTTGGAACTCTTACTAGTTTAGCAATATCTGGTAACTTAGATGTTGATGGATATACAGAATTAGATGATTTAAATGTTTCTGGTATTTCAACTTTTGCTTCTAATATTGATGCGAATGGTAACTTAGATGTTGATGGATATACAGAGTTAGATGATTTAAATGTTTCTGGTATTTCTACATTTGCCGGTGAGATTGATGCGAATGGAAGAATTGTTGGTGCTGCAACTAACAATGTAATTCCTTTCCTTTACAGTAATCTTGCTGCATTACCATCGGCATCAACTTATCATGGTGCATTTGCTCACGTTCATTCAGAAGGAAAGGCATATTATGCTCACGCTGCTGCATGGTATGAGTTAGTCAATAAAGAAATTAATGGAGTTGTAGGAACAGGAACTGAAAGATACAATGTTGGTTTTGTAGATGCTACCAATCTTGATATATCTGGTGTTTCTACATTTGCAGGTGCTGCTGATTTCAATGGAAATGTTGATATAGACGGGCATACTGAACTTGATTATATTAATGTATCAGCAGCATCAACTTTTGCTGGACTGGTTGATATCAATGCTGGTGGTCAAGCAGATACATTTAAGGTAGAAGACCTAACATCAGGTCGTGTTGTTCTTGCCGGAACTGGCGGCGAGATAGAAGATAGTGCAAATTTGACCTTTAATGGGACTCTTCTTGCATTAACAGGTAATCAAACTATCAGTGGGACAATTGATGTAGATGGATTATCAAACTTTGATGATATCTTAGTATCTGCTGCATCAACATTCACAGGTAATATCGACGCCAATGGTGATTTAGATGTAGACGGTAGAACAGAACTTGATACCACTAATATTAGTGAAACTCTAAATGTTATTGGTATTTCTACATTTGCTTCCAATATCGACGCCAATGGTGATTTAGATGTTGATGGTAGAACAGAACTTGATACCACTAATATTAGTGAAACTTTAAATGTTGTCGGTATTGCTACATTTGCTTCCAATATTGATGCTAATGGTAATTTAGATGTTGATGGTTATACTGAACTCGATGACTTAAATGTTACGGGAGTTTCAACTTTTGCTGGACTGGTTGATATCAATGCTGGTGGTCAGGCAAATACTTTCAAAGTAGAAGATTTAACTGATAACCGTGTGGTTATTGCTGGTACAGGTGGAGAACTTGAAGATGACTCAAATTTAACTTTCAATGGAACTACTCTTGCAGTAGGTGTCAATTTAGATGTTGATGGTCAGACAGACCTTGATATCACTAACATTTCTGAAACACTCAATGTTACCGGTATTGCTACATTCAGCAGCACAGTATATCTCAATGGAACAGTTAGTGCTGCAAGTTCTACTGGTACTAATGGTCAAGTTTTACAATCAACTGGAATTGGTGTTACTTGGACTACTCTTCCATCAGCAAGAACAAATTCAATTCAAACTGCAACAGAAGACCAAACAACATTCAACTTTAATTATAATGTTGGATACCTTGATGTATTCTATAATGGTGTTAAACTTGCATCTTCAGAATTTACAGCAAGTAATGGAACAACTGTAGTTCTTGGAGATGTTGCCTTTGCTGGTGATATTGTTGAGTTTATAAGTTACAACACTGTTTCAACCGGTGGCGGCGGTGGCGGTGGCGGAGCAGCATCACTCAATGAACTTTCAGATGTAACTATCACGGGTACTCCTATTGCCGGTGAAACTTTACAGCATAATGGGACAGCATTTGTTAATGACTATACTACTACTGCAACTACTACATCTACATCACAATTTACATTGATGAGTCTCGACTTATCGGTTTATCGTTCTATAGAGTATACCATTCAAGTCACTGAAGGTAGCAATTTCCATGTGACTAAGATTCTTGCGATTCATAATGGAACTGCAGCAATTCACAACGAATATGGAACATTGAGCACTAATACTTCAGTTGCATCATTTGATGTAGATATTAGTGGTAGTAATATAAGATTGTTAGCAACACCTGCAAGTACTAACTCTACAGCATTTAAAGTTAAGTTCACTACAATTAAGGTCTGATAAATACCTAAAACACTAGGGGATAGTGAACCTGTGGCAAATCAGAATTTTAAGGTCAAGAAGGGTCTTGAGGTAGGAACTGGCGTAACTATCTCAGACGGTAATATTAATATTAGTGGAATTATTACTGCTCAATTTAAAGGTGATGGTTCAGCATTAACTGGTGTTACTGCTGCTGGTTCCGGTGTTGTTGTTCAGGAAGAAGGCAGTAATATTGGAACAGCAGCAACAATTAACTTTATTGGTTCTAGTGTAACTGCTGCATTGAGTGGTGGTATTGCAAATGTTACCGTTACTGGTGGTGGTGATGTCGTATCAGATACAACACCACAACTTGGTGGTAACTTAGACCTGAATAGCAAAAATATTACAGGAACGGGAAATATTTCAATCACTGGTGGATTCAACGCCACAGGTGTATCTACATTCCAAGAGAATGTTAATTTCACTTCTACTGCATCTTTTGGGGATAATGACAAGATTAATGTAGGTACTAGTAATGACTTACAAATCTTCCACGATGGAACAAGTAATATCATTAGTGATGCTGTAGGTGCTGGTATTAGTCTTGTTGGTAATACTAAAGTAGTTGGAGTTCTTACTGCTACATCTTTTAGTGGTCCATTAGCAACAACTGATCTGACCGGAACTATCACCAATGCACAATTAGCAAATGATAGTGTTTCTTTTGGTGGAGTATCTGTTGATTTAGGTTCTTCTGATGCAACACCAGCATTTGATCTTAGTGATGCTACTAATTACCCAACATCATCCCTTTCAGGAACCATTACTAATGCACAATTGACGGGTTCAATTGCTGATGATAAGTTAGCAAGTACATTCCTTAAAAATGTAGTAGAAGATACTACTCCACAATTAGGTGGTAATTTAGATGTCAATGGTAAGGATACAACTGGAACTGGCAATATCAATCTCACTGGTATTGTAACTGCTACGTCATTTAGTGGGTCTGGTTCTGCACTCACTGGACTGACTGGTGCTTCTGCGGGAACTTATGGTGCTTCAACCAATACTCCAATCATCACTGTTGATTCAAACGGTAGAGTCACTGGTATTGCGACGGTTGCTACTTCTGGTGCAGGTGGTGGAGGAGGAATCTCCAATATTGTTGAAGATACTACACCACAACTTGGTGGAAACTTAGACCTGAATAGTAAGTCTATTACTGGAACTGGTAATATTGAAATCACTGGATATGCAGGAGTCTCTGGCGTATCTACATTCTCTGGTGCTGTCGGTTTCGCAACTCATATTCATGATGCTGGAACAGGAGGTTTGGATATAAGGACAAATCTATTAAGAATCAAAAATGATGCTGATAGTGAAACACTTGCAACATTTGCAGAAGATGGTGCAGTTTCTTTATATCATAATAACACACTTAAGTTCAATACCACAAACGATGGTGCTGTTGTAACTGGTATTCTTACAGCAACATCATTAGTTAAGAGTGGTGGAACTTCATCTCAGTTCTTAAAGGCAGATGGTTCTGTTGATACCTCCACATATCTAACTTCTGAAACTGATCCAGTTGTTGGTGCAATCAATGGTATTGTAAAGGCAAATGGTAGTGGAACTATTTCTGCTGCAGTTGCTGGAACTGATTATCTAACACCAACAGGTGATGGTTCTGGTCTAACTGGTGTTGCTGGTACTTCAGTTTCAAATGTACAAGTAAATTTTGATGTAACCGCAAGTGGTTCTTCTGCTTATAGATTTACTGGTCCTGGTAATGATGCTGCTGATGATAACCCAGATTTATATCTGATAAGAGGACAAAGATATAGATTCACAAATAACTCTGGTGGTTCACACCCATTCCAGATTAGATCTTCACCTGATGGTTCAGCATATAGCACTGGTGTGATTAATAATGGTGGTGCATCGGGTAATATTGATTTTAATGTTCAACATGATGCTCCAGCAAGACTGTACTATCAATGTACATCACACTCTGCAATGGTCGGTAATATCTACATTGTAGGTGGTTCTGATTGGAGAATGACTTCGGTCAATACTTCAACCGCACCAGAAATTTATACCACTAGAAATGTTGGAATCGGAACTGATAATCCTTCGTTTAATCTTCATGTTAGTTCAGACAGTAATACAGCATTAGGTGTTTATTCTACCCAAACAACTGGAGATCAGTTTCAAGTTGCTACTTTGAAGCTTAGAACGTATGAAACTAGCTCAAATACTGCAGCAGTAGGGGATTTCTTATTAACGGGAAAAAATACTATAACATTTGGTGGTGCTAACAGATTTATTATGCGCGGTGACACTGGCGTGTCATTAGGATTTTATACTGATAATACAGAAAGAGTTCGTATAGATTCTGATGGCAAAGTGTTGGTGGGGACGGAGACTAATGTAGATGACTATCTTTTCCAGGTAGATTCTTCTGCTTTCAGAACTGCACAATTCACACGATACACATCAGACGGGGCAACTGTAGTAATAGGATCTTCTAGGGGAACTCAAAGTAGTAGAACTGCTTTGAATATTAATGATTATGGTGGATTAATTGAATTTAAGGCGTATGAAGGATCTGATTTCTCATCACTTGGGCGAATATCTGGACAATGCGAAGCAGCAGCTGCTGTTGGAGATACGCCTGGTCGTTTGGTATTTTGGACTACCGCTGATAATGCGTCATCACCAACCGAGAGAATGCGCATCACTTCTGGTGGTGAAGTTCAAATTGCTAATGGTAACCTAAAGTTCTCAACAGCTGGAACTGGTATTGACTTCTCTGCCACTGGTAATAGTTCAGGAACAACCACATCTGAACTTCTAGATGATTATGAAGAAGGTACTTGGAGTCCAATTTTTTCAACCAATACTGGTGGAGCATCCAGTCAAACATATCAGGTACAAAGAGGTAGATATACAAAAATTGGGAGAATTGTTAATTGCACTTTTGATGTGCAGTTGAGCAACAAAGGCACATTTAGTGGAAATTATGTTACTATAGGTGGTTTACCTTATACTAATATGGAAGGAGGGAACGTTGGTGGCACTATGACTATTGGTTATCACTCAGGTTTTACTTTACCAACAGGTGGTACAACATTGACATCTTACAATGATGGTACAAATGTTTATATAATAACACCATCTGATGCTAGTGGTAATGATTACTTGACAGTTGCAGACTCAGCTACGGCTTTCAATTCTACTGCAAGATTGATTGGACAAATAACTTTATTTTTACCATCATAAACCACTTGACAAACTGTCACACCATCACACCATCTGATAAATAACTAAAAATATAGCCCGTAACTGGCTTAAAACTATGCCTAAACCTGTTTAATTCGGAGAATAATCCTAATGGCACTTACTGAAAGATTTGAAAACGACAAGATTGAAGTCGTTGGTCAACACAAAGCAGTACAAGTTCGTAGAGCAGATATCATTGAGAAAGATGGTGTAGAACTCACCCGTTCATTCCATCGTCATGCTCTGGTGTGTGGTTCTATTGATGAGAGTGATAACTTTGTAGATACTGATATCAGTGGAGAAGATGCTGATGTACAGGCAATCTGCAATGCGGTATGGACACAAGCAGTTAAAGATGCATATAAAGTAAACCTGATTGCTAACAAATCGTCCTAAATAATTAAAATAATACTATAAGTAATGGCAAGGAATAGAGAACTATCACAATATGGTGCTGTTGTAGTAGTTGATGACCAATTAAAGAACGTTGGTATTGCCACTACTGCTGGTCCTCAAGTTGGAATTGGTACTACAAGTCCTGACTATAAACTTGATGTTTATGGCGCAATAAATAGTACCAATGATGTCAAAATCAACGGGACCAGTGTCCTCACTACCGCTGAGAATGATGCAGTAGCACTTGCAATCGCACTAGGATAAAACATGGCAAACACTTTTAAATTAAAAACAAAAGCGAATGTTGGTGTAACTACAGTTGGAATTTATACTGCAGCATCACCAGTAACTGCAACTGTTATTATTGGTGTGACTCTCGCAAATGTATCTGGTTCATCAATTAATGTTGGCGTTGGTATTACGAGACCCTCTTCTGATGATATACATGTATTAAAGGATGTACCACTTCCTCAGGGTTCCTCGTTGGAATTTATGCAGGGAAATAAAGTCGTATTGGAACAGAACGATACGGTTACAGCATATAGTGATGTAAACAACAGTCTTGATGTTGCGTTGACGATCATGGAAGTTACACCATAAGGGGCAAAGAATGGCACTCACTAAAGTCAGTGGTCACGTTATTGATCAACCATTTGACGTTGGAATTATCACAGCGACTAACTTTAGAAGTGGTGTTGCTACTGTCGGGACGATGCACGTCACCGGTAATCTCCAAGTAGATGGAACTACCACGACTTTAGATACTATTGTAACAGAAGTAGATAGATTAGAAGTAGCAGCAAATAATAATACAGTTGGTTTAGCAGTTACCCAGAGTGGTACAGGAGATATTTTCAATCTTTATGATGGTGCTACTGAAGTCTTCAGTGTTGCTGATGGTGGTGATGTAACAATCACAGATTCAATAATTCATTCCGGTGATACTAATACAAAATTAAGATTTCCTGCTGCTGATACAATCACTGCAGAAACTGGTGGAACAGAAAGACTTCGTATAACTTCTGATGGTCATATTGGCATCGGACTGACCAATCCAGAATGGAATATTGATATTAAAGACACATCTGCAAATGCAGTAATCCGATTAAAGTCTTCTGGAAGCACAAATGGAGGACAACTACAGGTAAACTCGGATGATCTGATACTCCGTAATAGAGATGCTGGAGAACTCCAGTTATGGACTAATGATGCAAATAAACTTACTATAACTTCTGATGGTAAAGTCAGAGTTCCTGATAGTGGTAAGTTTACTGCTGGTGCTGGTGATGACTTACAGATTTATCATAGTGGTGTTAATAGTTTTATTAGGGACTCTGGAACAGGTAGTCTTTTTATCGAAGGAACAGATTTAACTTTAAGAGCTGCAGATTCAACTACTAGATATCTTGTTGCTAATGAAAGTAATGGAGATGTATCTCTATTTTTTGGTAATAATAAAAAATTTGAAACCACTACAACTGGTATATCAGTAACAGGTCAGGTCAATGCATCAACAATGCATTTGACAGATGGTAATGGTATCCATATTGGTACTGGTAATGACCTACGGATTTATCATGATGGAAGTAATTCATATATTGACGATGCAGGAACTGGAAATCTCATAATAGGAGCGGCGAACTTTCAATTAATGAATGTTGCTCATAGCGAAAACCATATTACTGCTACCGATAATGCTCAAATAGAACTTTTTTACGATGGTTCCAAGAAACTTGAAACCACAACAACTGGTGCAAAGATAACTGGTGCTCTTGAAGTCACACAAGAATACCCAACAATCCGCCCCACATTAGACCTCAACTTTGCGGCAACGAAAACACTAGACCGCAGAATTACTTTCACCAGAGATAGTCTTGGAACCTTTATCGGTGAAGATGGATTACTTAAATATGCTCCTAATAATATGCCAAGATTTGATCACGATCCAAATACTGGTGAGAGTCTTGGATTATTGATTGAGGAGAGTGGTACTAATACTAAAACAAATAGCCAAGTCTTTACTTCTGGGTGGAATAGATCAGGTATTGAAGCAGTGACTCAGAACACCTCAATTGTTACACCATCAGGATCTACAGATTCAACAGGAGTGGGTGTTCTTACAGAAAGTAGTGGTGGTACTGTTCATCAATTCTATGCGGCATCATCATCTCAAGTTACAAAATATATTACATATAGTATTTTTGCAAAACCAAATGGAAGAAGTCACATTCAGTTAGTAACTTCTGGATTCGTACATAATCTAGCAGATGGAACGACTTCTGGTTCAGCATCAGGTGAGTTTATTAGTGCTAAAACTGAAAAATTATCAAATGGTTGGTGTCGTTGCTCGGTAGTTAGAAATCATAGTAACTCATACGATCAATTTAATGTTAAGTTATCTAATGGTAGTAGCACATCATATTCTGGGGATGGTTCTTCTGGTGTTTATATCTGGGGTGTTCAACAGGAAGATAAAGCATTTTTAACCTCATACATCCCCACCAACGGAAGCGCAGTGACTCGTGCCGCAGACTTTGCAACTATCAAAGGAACAAACTTCACAGATTTTTATAATCAAAATGAAGGAACATTGTTCAGTGAATTCACAATTAAAGATGATACTTACTCATCAGCAGCAATTGCAAACATCAACCAAGAACCAGGAGCATCTTATGCTTACAGTATAATGTTTGTTGAGGTTGGAACTGCTAATGGATACTTTGGTAGAACATATTTGAACAGTAGCGGAATAAACATATCCAATTCATCCAGTATTTTGAATTCTCTTCATCCATCTACTACACCACAAACAGTCAGTTTTGGATATACTACTGCTACTGGTGGAACATTGGCAGCATATTGGAACGGAAATTTTGTAAGTAATTCCTCTGACTTATCAAAAGTTCCTACGACTTTAACTAATATGAGAATTGGCAGGGGTTGGAATGGTGGTTCTGATGTTATTAATGCTCATATCAGAAAACTATCATACTACAATAAGAGACTCCCCAATGCCCAATTACAGGGTCTCACACAGCAATAAATAAGGATATAAGGAGTATCATAAGCAATGCCTAATCTCGTCGGAATTGGTTTAAGTCAAGTGCCTACCAACAGTATGTTGGGTGGATTGGCATATCAAGACCCAGAACATGCTTCTATAAAGAACTTAGACCTTAAGAATCTCTCACAGATTAATTCTGAGATTGCTGATACTGCTGTTGATGTCTTTGTCTATGATACCCGTAAGGACTCTGATGGTGGTGCATGGAGAAAGAGAACTCAGCACACCTCTTGGTATAATGAGACATTAGGAACAGCAACCAGAGGAACTAGGAAAGAGTTCCCTGCCGTTGCTGTTATTGTTGCTACAATAGATGATGTAATTATCTACGATGGAGATGACCCAGACCTTCCGATGTGGATGATTTTTGAAAGTGGTAGTAGTGGTAATGCATGGGAGAATTATTATCTTGGTAGAGGCACTGGTATCAGTTTTAATCCAGATGTTACAGGAGTTGCAATGCTTAATGCAACTTTGGTGGTTGGAAAAGACGGTGCTGGTGCTGGAAATTTTGTGGAATCATATACTGAAATAGATTTTATCAGTGATAATGCTTTACATAGAGATGCAGGTAGTGCTCAACTTATGAATAATTCCATTGTATCTAGAAATGGGGATGCTGGTGGTTATTATAATGTTACTAGTACTTTTGGTGTTATTGTACACCAAGATATAAACGATGTAGCAATGACAGTGCTACCAAATGCACCGATTGATAGTGCTACTGGACTTCCCACCCCTACTATTGCTGTTGCGACTGATGGTGGTACGAGTGTCATTAAAGATGATGGGACTGTTGTTGATATTATAGATAGCAATTCTGGATATAAGAAAAATTTACAAGTAAAATTTACAACAGACAATAAAGTAGTTTATACTGAGACAAGTACTGCTAGTGAATATGGATGGATGTATATACACGAAATTCCATCATCAGATGAAACAATAACTATCAACACCAAAGACACAGCATTAGGTTGGTATGATACTAGAACTCAATCATATATGCAGAATATTTTGGGAGTAACTATTGATGCTTCTATTAATGTTGATCGTAATGCTGGTTTAAATATTGGTGTTGGAACAAGTATACCAAATATTGTAACTGGAAATAATCATATATTTGTAGCACCTGCTCTAAATAGTGGTATTACTCTCATAGAAGAGAATAGAAGTGCAACTAATTCAGGATTGGTCGCCTATGCCACCACCTCCTACAACACTGGATGGATGCACGGAGATTGCAAAGGTGCTTTCCTGTCTGATACTGATGATACAAATTTAAGTGGATATTTGTATGATGACGATATGCAAAATGACGACACTTCTGATTGGAGTGATACTTATGCCGATACATTTGCTTATATAACATCACCACTTACAGCATATCAATTAACCAGAAGTACTGGTGATGCTAGAACTCGGAGAAATTTAAATGGATCTATATCTGGTGGAACAAAAATTATAGTAACTTATGAAGCATACGCATCATCAGGAACTCCAACAATTAAATATGGAATGACGAATGGTTCATACGACCAATCCGCATTAACAGCAGTTTCAATTAATACTAACTGGAATCTAATTTCATTTGAAGCAACATTTGGAACAACAGGCAGTGCCAATCACACTTATGTTACATTATGGAACACAACACCAGGTGCTACCGTATACTATAGAAACTTTAAAGTAAGAGTCGTAGAAGAAGACCGTTCAGTAAATAACAAATCTTTGGCATACTTCGGAACAATCACCAAGAGTGCCGTTGCGACTGGTGCCGAACTGGTTGCTTATAGTGGGTTTAGTGCTAGTAATTATCTGGAACAACCTTATAATTCCACTATGGAATTTGGAACAGGTGATTTTTATATGATGGCGTGGATAAAAACTACAGATTCTACAAATAATCAAAAGATAATTGCAAGAGATTTAAATGGTACAAATAGACTGCAATTTTATACTGCAGGAACAAAGTTTTCAATATATACTCAAGATGCTGGATCTAACTCATATCTGAATTCAACTTCGGATTTTGCAATTGGAGAATGGATTTGCGCTATTGTGGGTAGAAAATCGAGCACTTTACAAATGTATGTGAATGGTAAATTTGAATCTGGAACTGGTTCAAATACTAATGTTGTTAGAGATGTTAGTTTTGGTGCAGGAACTACAGTAGAAATTGGTAGATCAAATACAGCAACTACAAATTATTGGAGAGGTTCAATTGCACTTGCAAGAATTGGTTCTGGTTTCCCATCACCAGAACAAATCAAAAAAATGTATGAAGACGAGAAGTGCCTCTTCCAAGAGAATGCAAAGGCAACTCTATATGGTTCTTCTGATGCTGTGACTGCACTTGCATTTGATGATACTACCAATTTATTACACGTAGGAACATCAGCAGGACGCAGTGAATTCCAGGGACTACGCCGAATAAATAATACAACGGATGCAGTTACTACCGCTATATCAGCATCCAACGGACTTGTAGCGGAGCAATAATCAATGGCAGTCAGAGTTAATAAAGATAGTTTTAATCTGAGAGAGAAACTCTCAGAACTTGAGAGACCTATTGGGTTGAAAGGTAATGAGTTGATGAGTGCAGAGACTGCTCAAGAAGCACGAGACCTTGTGAGTGCTGGTCGGAAGAATATTATAATTAATGGTGCTATGGAAATAGCCCAACGAGCAACAAGTGTGACGGGTTCAACTGGTAGTGGTGCATATTTAACTGTGGATAGGTTCGCAAATCACAGTTCTGGTGCAACATTTAACTCATCACAAGAGACAGTTCCTAATGGTGGGATGGCAGGTCTTCCCATAAAATTCAAGAAATATTTGAAATTCAATGTAACAACTGGTGCCAATAATTGTGGTGTTTGGCAAACTATAGAAGATGTCCGCACGGTTCAAGGTGAGCACACTTTTAGTTTTTATGCTAAAGGAACAAATCCTGGTGGCGGAATTTTAGAAATAGATGCCCGACAGTACTTTAATGGTAGTGCCGATGTCGATAGTTTGATTGGAACTTTTAGTCTCACTGATGCCTGGCAGAGATATACTTTTACATTCACACCTCCATCTTTGTCTGGTAAAACTATTGGGGCAAATAATTATTATAGACCTTTTATTAGACAACCTAATGCTGATAATTCTACAGGTGCTTGGCATATTGATATCACTGGAATTCAACTAGAAGTCGGTAAAAATGCCACTGACTTTGAACATCGTTCATATGGTGAGGAACTTGCATTGTGTCAGAGGTATTTCTTTAAATCTCTTGCTACAAGGCAATCAATTCTTTATAAGGGTCCATTATGGGAAAGTAATTGGTATCCTTTCCCAGTAGAAATGAGAGCGAATCCTACTCTTGCTGGTGGTAGTTGGTTTTTGAGAAATCCTGGAAGTAATGCAAATATTAGTTATAGTGGATTTAGTAATGCAGTGTTTAGAACTGGATTTTATATAACATCAAACACTACTAACACTAATACATTTCAGTGTTGGTTCAATGATGCACCATTATCAGCAGATGCGGAGTTATAAAAATGTATAAAATTGTTTCAAACGACACTGTTAAAAAAGAAAATTCTTATATTCCAAGAGACCCAGCAAATAGAGACTATCAACAGTTCATCCAAGATGTTACAGAACAAGGATATGATATTGTAGAAGGTCCTGATGTTGTTCAACCTTCTTATGCAGAGTTGAGAGTACCAGAGTACCCACCAATCGCAGACCAATTAGATAAGATTTACCATAGTGGTGTTGCTGCTTGGAAAGCAGAAATCAAAGAAATCAAAGATAAGTATCCAAAAGGAATCACAGGACGCACAGACATTGCCCCTCTTCCTGAATGGTTATATGCTGCTGTTGATAACTATAGATTCAATCAGCAACTGAGAGCATATGTTGTTGCCGTAGAAAGACTTGCACAACATCAACTATCTACAACACAACAAAGAGTAGTTGAAGAAGTTACAACAAATGGAGTCATTGAAACTGTAGAAACTCAATCATTCATTCAAGGACTTCCTTCTGATGACCCAAGAGTTATCCAGGATGAGGAAGAGAGAGCAGCAGCACAAGTAGTTGTAGATAATACTCCACAGAATGTTAAAGATGCGATAAATAACTAAAAATCCGGTGATAAATGGCGTTAACTAATCTAAGTCAAATTACCACTAGTGGTATTTCAACACTTACTGATATAAATCTAAACAATATTACAGGTGTTGCCGCCACTTTTACGGGAAATGTTACAGTTGGTGGAACACTGACTTATGATGATGTAACGAATATTGATTCAGTTGGTCTTATAACTGCTAGAAGTGGAATAAGAGTTCTAATAGGAACGGCAACCACTGCTCTTGTTGTTGAGGGTGATGCAAGAATAACTGGTATATTAACTGTTGGTTCTTCTTCATTAACTCTTGATGGTACGAATAATGTAGTTAATGTTGGTACTGCACTTACACTTGGACACACTCAAGGACTGCAATTCCATACTCAAAATTTACATAGTCAAGGTTTTGAAGTCAATAATGTTAATGCTACTGGTATTGTAACTGCTACGACTTTTTCTATCGCAGATAAGATTGTTCATACTGGTGACACAAACACTGCAATCAGATTCCCTGCTGATGATACATTTACAGTAGAAACTTCTGGTAGTGAGAGAGTTCGTGTAACTTCTGATGGTAAGATTGGTATTGGGGCATCTGCTCCTGCAAAAACTTTAGAAGTCAAAGGCGATGTTCGTATTTACAATGCAACCGATACCAACTCCGCCATTCTTGATATCACCGCTGACTCAACAGGTTCCAACGGTGTCAACTTAACTTCTACGTATTTTGGATCCGGTGGATTTGGACCTATTCGATTTACAACTAGTGACACAGAAAGACTTCGTATAACTTCTGATGGATATATTAAATTATCAGGCAGAAATGTAACAGGAGCTGCTAATGGAAATAAGTTATTAAGAATTTATCAACCATCAAGAACAGATTCAGAACAAGATGTACTTCTCTTACAATCATATAATCAAGAAACTGTTAATGAAATTATAATTGGTGGTGGTGACTCAAGTTATAATGCCACAACTGATATATCATTTAGAACTGCTGCTATTAATACAACTTCAGGAACAGAAAGACTTCGTATAACTTCTGATGGTAAAGTTGGTATTGGACTCACAAATCCAGGAGCATTATTACACCTCGAATCTACTGCAGCAAATGCCGCAAGACTTCGTATAGGATTTGACTCTCCTAGGTATTACGACATTTACCGTGGCAGTACAACAAATAGTGGTTACCTTAATTTCTACGGAAGTCAAAGTACTTTTGTTGGATATACTTTTGGTGGTGTAGATGGCGAGTGGATGCGTATAAAAAGCAATGGTAGAGTTGGTATCGGAACTAATAATCCATCAGAGTTATTACATTTAGAATCTGGATGGACAAAACAAATTCTAAAATCAACAAACCTCAATACTGCTAGTAGTTTAATTTTTGATACTCATAATATTAATACTGCAGACTACTTACTTGGACAACTTGCTGGTAGGTGGAATGGAAATGATGTTGCATATATCAATTTTGAAGCAGGCGCTGATACAACAAATAAAGATGATGGTGTAATAACATTCCTTACAAGTGCATCTGGTAGTTCACCAACAGAAAGAGTTCGTATAACTGCTGCTGGTCATATGACCATGGGTGTTCCAAATTATAGTTTCAATAACGCAAAAGGATTTGACACTTATCTTGGAATGGCATTTAACCAATATGATGGTGGTATTTTGATGACATCATCATCAGGATTATATGCTGGCGAATGGAGTTTTGGATTAGAAGCGTCTGCTTCTCACACACATTTTGTTATTCTTGATGATGCAAATGAAAGACTTCGTATAAATTCTGATGGTAAAGTAAGTATTGGTGCAGGTCTGCCATCAGCTGGAGCAGGAACCTTTAATGTAAAACCAGCAAGTGCAACTGATTCATACTTCAAGTTAAGACCAGCATCAGAATTTGATGGAGCAATCACAGGTGCTGCTATTGATATTAGAAATTCATCAAATGGTGCAAGTCAGCATTTGGTCCTCAGGGCACAAGAATTTAGATTCTGGTGTGATGGTACGGATAGAATTCGTATAACTTCGGATGGTCTGGTGGGTATTAATGCAGTACCAGCTGATTCTACCCAAGCATTATTAGTACAGTCAAACTCTACTGCTACATCGGCGACGCATCTAAAACTACGTGGTGGGGCATCTGGATATACTCATTCTCATATCTCATTAAATGCAACTAGTTCTGCCAATTTAGGAAATACTAGAGGTCTTGGAACATTTTTGTATGATGAACCTAGTGATGTTGAGTGGTTTGCGGGAAGACCATATGGTCAAAGTGATTATTATGTAATCGCCAGAGACACTGGCGTTACTAGTCCTGCAGCTGCAACTGCACAACACTCTAATGCAGTAGTTGTAGTTGATGGTTCAGGAAGACTTACAACAACGGGTGAGCAACGAATTAGGTATAATGCTAGTGGTGGTAGTACTAGTAAAATTACAACTGCTTTTGGTCGTCAAGGAACTTTTAGTACATGCACAGTTACTATCACATCCCATGCATTTGGATCTATGGCATATGATATAAAAGTAGGCGGATATTCTGCAGCAAGTGCTCATCGTGCCGGTACATATTATATTAACGGGCAAATATATAGTAGTTATATATCGGTAAATAGTATTGGTGGTAGTACTACTGTTACTGGACCTACTTATGTTGCTACCCAAAAAACACAATGGACATTTACACAAACTAATGGTTTAATTCATCCAATTTGTTCAGTAACTGCTGCCTTTGGTGGTCAAGGTTATATTAATCATGGCGACATTTCTATAGTTTGGAGTTAAAAAAATGAGTACAATTTTAAATGCAAGATACATCAGTTCTTTAGAAGAAGAAGGACTACCAGCAATGATAGAAGTAGTTTATGACGATAAGGTAGAATATCCAATGGAAGGATGTCCAGATTCTGGTGGTTATGACGATTTACAAACATGGGTTGCTGCTGGTAATACTATTCAATCATATAATGATGGTTCAGAAACTCCAATAACAAATACGGATGATTGGATTGTACAAGTTAGAGGGACATAAACAGTTGATAAAATGTTGGTAGAACCTTCAAATACTAACAAACCATCATAACAATTACGGTTTCCTTTACTTCTACTTCTTTCGTGCTATAATAAATAAGTCAAGTATAAAAACACTTAACTGAAATGACTGAGCAACAACAGCATCTCCAATCTGTTATTCAACAAGGACAAGAATTAGGAGAAGCAATCAATAAACTGACCGCACAAATCAATGAAAAGCGTGCTATGCTCACCAAACTTCAAGGAGTAGCAGAGTACCTGGACCAAATTGGTGTTAAACTGCCCGAAGAAGGAGCAGAAGAAGCACCAGCACCCGAAGTTGTAGCACCCACAGAGGTTGTATCAGAAGAGGAATAAATAATATTATTCTAGGTTCAAGGGGCAGAATATAATGCCATATATTGGTAGAGAACTTGACAGTGGAAATTATCTCAAATTAGATGATATCTCCTCTTCATTTAATGGTTCATTAACGACTTTCAATCTCACCGCTGGTAATCAAGCATTCTTTCCCGGTTCTGCGTTTTCGATACTGGTAGTTCTTGCTGGTGTTGTACAAGAACCAGAAGCAGCATATAATATTAATCAATCACAGATCACCTTTGCAAGTGCTCCTCTTGCAGGTGATCAATTTTTTTGCATATCATTAGGCGTACCACTTGGAATTAATGTTCCTGGAAATGGAACTGTTAATGGTGCTCAACTTGCAAAACCATTCAATTATGACGGATACTTCTACCTTGATGACGCAAATAATAGGGTAGGTGTAGGTACTGCAACCCCTCAGAAACCCCTGCATGTAGTAGGAGAGGGACAGTTTGATAGTGTACGTATTCTAGGCGATTTAACGATTGATGGAACAACAACTACACTAGACACAGTAGTCACAGAAGTAGATAAGTTAGAAGTAGGTGCTAATAATTCAACAGTTGGTGTAGCAATTACCCAGAGTGGTAGTGGAGATATCCTAAACCTTTATGATGGTGCTAGTTCTGTTTTCAGTGTTGCTGATGGTGGTACAGTCACAGCATCCGGTGACATTTCTATTGCAGATAAAATAATCCACACAGGAGATACTAATACTGCTATTAGATTCCCTGCTGATGATACATTTACAGTAGAAACTGGTGGTAGTGAAAGACTTCGGGTAACTTCTGTTGGTCGGGTTGGAATTAATTCCACATCTCCTGGTTCTCTTCTTGATGTTGTAGGTGCTGGTGGAATTAAAATTTCAAATCCTGGTGGTATTGCACATTATTATTTGAATAATGGCAGTAGTCAATGGGATATTCAATCTGACAATACCACACAATCATTAATTATAGAGAAAAACAATTCAGAATATTTCCGTATAACTTCTGGTGGTTCAGTCGGTATCGGAACCAACTCACCACAATCACAATTTGAGGTCTTTGGTTCATCACCAGTCGTTAGAAGTAAAAATACTACTAATCAAACATATACTGAGATAAGTAATGATGGAACTGATGGATACTTAGATTGGAGTTCTGGTAGTTTAATTCTTCGTGGTGCAAGTAATACAGAAAGACTTCGTATAACTTCTGGTGGTGCTCTAGCAGTATCTGGTGGCGCCACTGTTAGTGGCAATACAGTTATAGGTGGAACAACACCAGCAACAGCAGGACAGACACAACTTACCCTTAGAAGTAACGGTCAAGTTGGATTATCTCTTTTGTGTGGTGCGATTCAAAACAGCACTATTTACATGGGTGGTGTTGCTGATGGTTACTCTACTTCGGAACCTGGGTTTTCTGATGGAGCGATATCATATAATAATAGTAGTAATCATATGCAGTTTAATACTGCAGGATCAGAAAGACTTCGTATAACTTCTAGTGGAGACATACTTTCTGGTGCCGATGCCACACAAGATCTTGGTTCAGCAACTAATCGTTGGGCGAACATCTACTCTGCTGACCTTCAACTATCTAACGAGGGTGCTGCTAATGAAGTAGATGGAACTTGGGGTCAATACACAATTCAAGAGGGTGAAGACGACCTGTTCCTGATAAATAGAAGGAGCGGTAAGAAGTACAAATTCATGCTTCAGGAGATTAACTAATGGCACTATATGTCAACGGCACAAAGATGTTAGGTGCCCTTGCTAGTGATCCAACTAGCAATAACACTGAAGGAGATCAATACTTCAATACTGTAGAGAATGCTTACAAAATATATAATGGCACTGAGTGGGTAGAGCTCTTTACTGACTATGTTCCATCAGGTTCTACCACACTGGGTTGATAAATGGCAAACGAATATTTACAAAGAACTCCTACCAGTAGTGGTAATAGAAAAGTATTTACCATAAGTGCTTGGACAAAGATAAATGAGGCTAATAATGCTAATATCCTGGGCAATTCCCATGCGAGTGGTTCAACTTTCCTTACTATAAGAGTAGCTACGGATGGTAATACTAATAGTGTTTTAGTTTATACAATTAAGTCTGGAACAGATTATTCCCGATATTGGAATCTTGCTGATCGTGATCATTCTTCTTGGATTCATCACATTTTTGCGTTTGATACCACAGCAGAAAATGTTGACGATAGAGTCATTTATTATAGGAATGGTGCCAAAGTAACATCTTATAGTGATGTATATGGATCTATTCCACTAGATTATGAATTTGATATAGTTACTTCCAGAAGTTTTGATATCTTTAAAAATTCTGATCAGAGCACCTATGGTAAAGGACAAATTTTTGATTATTTCTTTGTAGATGGTCAACAACTCACACCAGATGTGTTTGGTTTCTATAAGGATGGAGATGGTTATCAGTCTTCTGGAACTTCAAACGCAACTGATTTCAGACCAGGACAATGGAGTCCTAGAGCACCAAAGTCAATCAAGTATACGATCAATCGTAGTGGTGGATTTGGTGTCAATGGATTCTATCTTCCTATGAATGATAGTTCCAATCCTGGTGCTGACTTCCATTGTGACCCTAATAGTATTATCACACTGAAAGGAGAGGACTTACCACAACCACGTAATGGTGCTCCTACAACTTCTGATGCATTTGTTAGTGAGTTGAGACAAGAAACAGGAACACTTGGTTTTGATGGATGCATTAAGGTTGACAGTTATGGTGGATTAGTTGTATCAGATCACAGTGATCTTGATCTTGGTACAGGAGACTATACTATAGAAGGATTTTATTATATTGATGATAGTAATGTGTCTTCAGGATATCATGCCCTGTTTGATTTCAGAGGAACTTCTGGAGCAAATGGCACATATCCAGCGATGTTTAGACACCCTAATGGGCACATATATTTTTATCTTGATAGTGTTGTTAGGATAGACAATGTAGGATTCCCAACAAATAAGTGGACACATGTTGCTTTAAGTAGAAGTTCAGGTACAACAAGATTATTTGTGGATGGTGTAGAAGGAGGTTCATTTAGTGATACAATTAGTTATCTTTGCAGAGAACTAAAAATTGGTCATAGTGCTACCCAGAGTAATCCAATGCGTGGATTTATTAGTAATTTTCGCGTAGTAAAGGGTACAGCATTATATACTTCAAACTTTACTAAACCAACTCAACCATTAGAAAATATAAACAATACTATTGTTTTAATGGCCCAATCAGAAACTTCATCTACTGCTGGAGTAGCACCAGCAACAATTGCTACCTATACTTACAACAGTAATAGTGTTGTTTTTGCAACCAGAAATGAACTGACTGGTTCTACTGTTCTTGCTGTTCCTGGTATTTCTACAAGTCCTAATGCAGAATTAGTAACAAATGGAACTTTTGACACTGATGTAAGTGGATGGACAATAACTGTTGGTAGTGCTCCAGCTTCTTCAATATCTTGGGTTGGTGGATCTATACAAGTAACAAGAGGTACTGGTGCTGGTGCTGGACAGGCAGCGTATCAGGCTGTAACTGTGGAGGTTGGTAAGTCATATGTAGCTAGTTTGCTATGTAGAGGCACTGTTAGCGGAACCACAACGCCATACTTATTTGTTGGTACCACAGCTGGTGCTAATGATGTTCTATCTGCATTTGAAGGTCAAGATTATCAAGGAAGAATTGCAGGAACCTTTACCGCAACTGGAACAACAGTATATGTTGCAGCGGTTCTTAATAACTACGCAACAGTCTTATTTGATAATATAAGTATTAGAGAAGTTGAAGTTCCAATAGATTACTCTGCTGATATCAAAGGTAGTGGAACCAATAAGACACTTACAGCAAATGGTAATGCTGGTGTTGGTTATGAAATTCCTGGATATTATGGAAGTGCTATGACCTTTGATGGGACTGGTGATCATTTTAGAACTACATCAAATTTAACTGATTTTCAATTTGGAACTGGTGATTTTACTGTAGAAGCATGGATATTTAAATCTGCACAAGGGAGTTATAACTATGACGGTGTTATTTCATTAGGAGGTCAGGGAAGCGCAACTGATGGTTGGTTTATTGAAGCTTCTGATACTAGAGGCATATTGTTTGCTTGTAATGGTGACACAGTTTCGTCTCCTAATACTTTAGATGTTAATAATTCACAATGGTCCCATATAGTTGCGGAAAGATACAATGGGGTTACTACACTATATTATAATGGAGTTGCAATTGCGACTAATACTAATATTGGTTCAGTTCCTACAAATGGTACATATTTGGATATTGGCGGTTATGGGTTAGATGGTGTAGCAGGCACTGGTGAATATTATTTCAATGGTAAAATTCAAGATGTCCGTGTTTACAAAGGTGTAGCAAAATACAAAGGTGGTTTTGATGTTCCCAAACCTTACACACCAGTAGGTATTGAGAGTTGGAGAACAACTACTGATACTTGTAAGAATAACTTCTGCACAATGAATGTATTAAATCATAATAATGGAACATTTGCAAATGGAAATTTAACCACATCAGAACCTGCTGCAAATGGTGCTCAGATATATGCAACAATGGGTTCTAATACGGGTAAGTGGTATTATGAAGCACATGTTGAAGATGTAGGAACTCCAAATACTGGTGGAACTTTGATTGGTATCAATCCACTCATAAGACCATCTTCTAATATTCAGAATAGAACTGCATATAGATCAGAAGGAAGTATGTATAATGATAGTGGAACTGACAGTGGAAGCTCTGCTTATGCTTATGTTGCTGGTGATACTATTGGTGTTGCATGGGATACTGATAACAAAAGGTTATGGTTTGCTAAAAATGGAACATGGCTTGGAAGTGGAGATCCTGCAGGAAATTCTAATCCCAATGTAAACTATACAAATACAGAAACACAAGGTCCATTTATTGCTTATGATAATGGAACTGGAGCACAGGTTACTCATTTAAACTTCGGTCAAAACCCATCATTCTCTGGTCAAGTAACAGCAGGAACAAACGCAGATGATAGTGGTAAGGGACTGTTTAAGTATGCTCCTCCAAGTGGTTTCCTAGCATTATGTGAGGATAACTTACCTGCTCCTGCGATTGCTGATCCTGGTGATTATATGAGGACTGTGCTTTATACTGGTGATGGTAATTATGGTAGAAGTATTACTGGTGTTGGTTTCCAACCAGATTTTGTTTGGACTAAAGAAAGAAGCAGCACCAGTGGTCATTTTTTACTAGATTCTGTGAGAGGAGTAACAAATTACCTAAGTTCTCATAGTACTGCTGCCGAAGGGAGTTCAACCAATACTATTATCTCTTTTGACTCATCTGGGTATAGTATTGGTGCAAGTGGAGCATTTAATGAGTCCAACCAAACCTATGTTGCCTGGTGTTGGAAAGCAGGTGGTGCCGCAGTATCAAACACAGATGGTTCAATAACCTCTGTGGTCAGTGTGAATCAAACTGCTGGGTTTAGTATTGTGTCTTATACCGGAACCGGTGCTAATGCCACTGTTGGACACGGATTGGGTGTTGCTCCTAAGATGATGATATTCAAGGGGCGATTTGCATCAAATTGGACGGTATACCATAATTCTCTTCCGGCACCAACTACTTCTATACTCATCCTTAATTCGACGGGTGCTGCGGTCACAAGCCTTCCTTCTTATTGGAATAGCACGGTACCTACTTCAACTGTTTTCTCTTTGTCCACTGATGCAAACGTAAACTCTACCAACGCGGCTGGGATGATTGCTTACTGCTGGACAGAAATAGAAGGATTCAGTAGGTTTGGAAGTTATGTTGCAAATAATTCTACTGATGGTCCTTTTGTATATTGTGGATTTAAACCAGCATGGGTCTTGGTGAAAAATACAACTACAACAGGAACAAACTGGGAACTTATTGATAATGTGAGAAGTAGTAGTAATGGCAATAATGCTTATCTAATTCCTAATGATTCAGCTCAAGAGTATTCTACTGAAGCAATGGATTTCCTATCAAATGGATTCAAACTAAGAACAACGAGTTCTGGTTGGAACAGTCCATCTGGAGATACCTACATCTTCGCGGCATTTGCTGAATCTCCATTTCAGACTGCTAATGCCAAGTAAATAAATAACTAAAAATCTGATAATATAAATGGCGTTAACTAAAGTTGCACCTGCTGGTATCGGTAGCACACCTGGAACTGGGTATGTAATTGGTGATTCATTCCTACATTCAACGGGATTGAATGCAACCAATGCGTACTATACTGGTATTGTAACCTCTCAAAACATTAGAGTTCTTGGTGACTTACAAGTAGATGGAACGACTACCACTCTGGATACTGCAGTCACAGAAGTAGATAAGTTAGAAGTAGCAGCAAATAATACGACAGTTGGTGTAGCAATTACCCAAAGTGGTAGTGGAGATATTCTGAATCTTTATGATGGTTCCAGTGAAGTCTTCAGTGTTGCTGATGGTGGTGCAGTCACAACATCTGGGGATATATCTGTTGGTGGAGATTTAACTCTTCCAGATGCAATAGTACATAGTGGTGATACTGATACAAAGATAAGATTCCCTGCTACTGATACAGTTACAGTAGAAACTGCTGGTAGTGAAAGACTTCGTATAACTTCTGCTGGTAAAGTTGGTATCGGAACTGATAATCCAACAGCAACTTTAGAAGTAGCAACAAGTGTTGATGGTGAAGCAACATTAGCAACATTTAAGAATACAAGTGGTGGTGGAACTAATGAAACTGTTGATATAAAACTTGGTCTTGAGAATACCGTTGCATCTAATGTAATTCTTCGTGCAGGAAAAGAATCAAACCACAGTTCGGGTGGTGCAACTGATAACTTTTTTGCTATTCATACAACAGAAAATAATACTTCAGCAGAAAGACTTCGTATAACTTCTGATGGTAAAGTTGGTATTGGAACTGATAATCCTGATTACAATTTAACTATTGGAGACGGTAATAGTTATGTTATTCAAAATCTAAAATCAAAAAATGATGAGTTTGGAGAATTTCGTTTTGGTGATCCTGAAGGAGTAGCCCAAGGAAAAATTACTTATGATCATGGTACTGACTCTTTGCGTTTTACTACTAATGGAGACGGAGAAAAACTTCGTATAGCATCTGATGGTAAAATTCTAACTGCGGGAGCAGCGACTGTTCCGCTCACAAGTGCTGGTGGTATTGACGCTTGTTCTGGTCTGTATAGTGTTGTTATTGGCGGAAATACCGGTGGTGGTTCTAATCAAAACCAAAGAACAGACGGTGGGAATAAAGAAGGAAGACTTGTCTCTGCACATAAGACTAATGCAGAGGAACCCGTTTCTATTGCTACTATATTTAATCTTGGCACTCAAAATCTACTTTATTTTGGTGGCGGTTCTAGTCTTGTAAATGCTGCTACTGATATTGCTTTCTATACCGCAGCAAACACTACTACAACTGGTGGAACAGAAAGAGTTCGTATAACTTCTGATGGTAAGATTGCAATTGGTGGCAACTACGGTGATACCGCTGCTTTTGGTAGACAAGTTCTAATATCTGGAACTGTTGGACTGAATAATGATAGCGGCAATATTGGTATAGGATTCAATAGAGGTTCATCAAATACTTATGGATATATTGGAACAGGTGCTTGGGCTATTAATGGATTGGATAACGATGACTTTGGAATATCATCTGGTACAACTGGAGATCTTGTACTTGGTACAGGAGCAGGAACTGAAAGACTTCGTATAGCATCTACTGGACAATTAAACGTTAATCAAGCAAACAACAACAACCTTCAAGGTCAGGTTACTATTTTTGAGGGAACTGATTTTAATAGTGCTTCTCAGGGTGGTAGAGATAACATCTATCTTATATCTGATCGCACAAGTGGAAATGGACGATATGGTGCTTCAATTGGATGGAGTCGTATTGGGTATGCAGATAGACGAGCAGCAGCAATTGTTAATGTTCAAACAAGTTCAGATGAAGATCAGGTTGGTTTAGCATTCTTCACTCACCCAAGTTCTACCCCAACTGATGCTGTTGTAGAAAAATTCCGCATAACACATGATGGTCAATTTGAGATGAATGGTGTTCGTAACATCTACGAATCATTCTATATTACTGGCAATCAGGCATATAACTGGGACTTTACTGTTCCTAATGAAGGGGGTTCGGGTAACAGTTTTTACCTTGTAGCAGGTTTTAACCATTATTATACTACAGCATATGGTGCTCATAGAGTAGCGTGGTTTAGTGCTCGCGGTACCGCTGTTAGCGCAATGATTGATCAAAATCAAACTCATTATCAAAGTGGTGGTTGGACTGTTTCAAAACCAAATTCCACCACTTTTAGAGTAACAAAAACCGCAGGATCTTTAAACGCTCCTGGATACGGGTTCTTCCATTTAATGTATAACCATTTCTAAAACTATGATGCACATTTTTAAAGTAAACGACGGAAGTTGGATTTATAGCGGAACAATGCTTCCATCCAACTTAGATACTGATGAATACGTTGAAGGAGTTCTTCCAGAAGGAGAAACTTGGGATCATAACTATTACTACACTTGTGTTGATGGTGTAGCAATAAAAGGTGATGTCGTAGAGATTATTGAACCACCGGAAGATTCATAATTAACTTAATGATCATCCTGCTTAAGTTTCTCAACTAATCTATCAGCAAGTGCTTCCATTCTTTCTGGATGAACTGCTGTTCTTGAGAGTTAATAAATACAATTAAAAAGTAGTAGTAAAATGCCTTATATCGGTCAGAGTCCTGCAACTGGTGAAGCAAATAGTTTCAAGATACTTGATAATATATCATCATATACTCTGACTTTTGATGGGTCAGGTGCTGATGTCGTTTCTGTTGATAATGACACGATTACAGAGCGTGAGCATCGTTTCGTAACAGGACAGAGAGTTACCTATAATGATGGTGGTGGAACCGCTATTACAGGTCTTTCTGATGGCGTATACTATATTATTGTAGAAGATAGGCATACATTCAAACTTGCGAGTAGTGCGAATAATGCTGCTGCTGGAACAGCAATCAACCTCACAGGATTAGGTGTAGGTGCATCTCATACATTAAATGTTGCATTTGATGGAGTCAATACTAAATTTAAAGCAACACATACGAATGGAAATAGAGCAGATATAAGTCAGTCTGCACAGTTGATGGTATCAATTAATGGTGTCCTTCAACAACCACACGACAATACAGATTCACCACCAACAGGATACGCAACAGACCATACCTCTACAATTATATTCTCTTCTGCTCCTGATATCGGTGATGAATTCTTTGGGAGATTGATTGCAGAAAACTTTGCAACCTTTGATATTTCAGATAATGTAGTAGATAATTTTACTGGTGATGGTAGCACCTCCACATTTACTCTCTCTAAGTCTCCACCGAACAATGAGAGCATCTTAGTTACGATTGATGGTATTGTACAATATCCTGATGACAATGCTGCTGTAAGGGCATATACGGTCTCTGAGAATACCTTAGACTTTATATCTGCACCTGGTGATGGTGTAGAGATTCAAGTCAGACATATTGGTTTTGCTGGTGCATCTACTGGTGGTGTAAGTGGATTCTATGGTAGAACTGGTAACGCAGCATTAAGGAGCACTGATGATATTATATTCAATAATGCAACTGCTTCTGGTACTGTTCAGGCAGCAAATGTAACAGTCACAGGTGATCTGACTGTTAATGGTACAACTACTACATTGGACACAGACTTGATTGGTGTTGATAAGTTAGAAGTATCAGCAAATAATACTACTGTTGCTGCTGCTATTACTCAAACTGGTACAGGAGATATCTTAAATCTTTATGATGGTGCTGCTCAAGTTGTTACTGTTACTGATGGTGGTAATGTTGGAATCGGAAGTGAAAGTCCAGTTGAAAAATTAGTTGTTGCCGGAGATGCAAGGATTACCGGTATCCTTACCGTTGGTTCTTCTTCATTAACACTTGATGGTACTAATGATATAGTTAATGTTGGTACTGCTCTTACTTTAAGTCACACTCAGGGAATACAATTCTATAATCAAAGTTTACACTCTCAGGGTTTAGACGTTAATAATATTAATGTTACTGGTATTGTAACTGCTACTACATTTAGTGGTGCTGTTACTGGAACTGCATCAGATGCATCAGGTTCAACTGGAGACTTCTCAATAGCAGATAAGATAGTCCACACGGGAGATACTGATACAAAGATAAGATTCCCTGCTGCTGATACAGTCACAGTAGAAACTGCTGATGTAGAAAGACTTCGTATAACTTCTGGTGGTGCTGTTCAAGTAAATGGTGGTGCTGTTCATCTTGATGCGAGTGGTGAACTTGCAGTCTTTGAGACTGATACTAATCTAACATTCACGAACTCTTCAAAACTTGCTTTCGATTTTTCTGGTAATGTTGCTAGGATTAGAACTAGTTTCAATGGTTCAGCATCGGTAAGACCTCTTGCATTTTATACTGGAAATGATGAAAGACTTCGTATAAGTTCTGCTGGTTTGGTTGGTATCGGACTAACTGATCCAGATTTAAGACTTCACGTAAGTGGATCAAATGGTCTTCCTGCAACTTCTGGTTCTACACCAACTGGACATATATCTGTAAGGGCTAAAGGTACTGGTGCCAGTCATGGTTTCCATATGGGTGTATCTAATGCAGCACCTTGGAGTTCTTGGATACAGGCACAGGATGCAAATGGTCTTGCAACTAATTATCCTTTACTACTAAATCCCAATGGTGGCAACGTTGGTATCGGAACTGATAATCCAGACGGAAAATTAGATGTAAGAGGAACTATATTTGTTAATGGTGATGCAACTGGTGGAAGAATATTTGCATCTGGTGGAAATTTATCACTGACAGATGGTAATGGAAGACAAACTTTAAGAATTGATGATCCTGGAGCTGGTAATACTCATACTCATGTATTTGATTCTTCTGGCAATGTCGGTATCAACACCACAAGTCCAAGACAAGCTTTCGATGTCCAAGGAAAAATAGTCTCATCAGAATCTGGTAATTACGATTTAATGGGTGCAGTTGGTTATACTGACCCAACAATAATATATTATGGAGATGGGAAGGGACTTGATGTGATACCAAGTACTAACGTATATTGTGGAGTAAGAACAAAAAGTGCTAAGTACAAATATGTTAGAATAGAAGCAGACATTAAGACTACAACTGGAGATCACTGGGGATTATATTGGCATGCTGACCAAACTAACTTAGGATATAATACTGGAGTATCTGGATACAAAATTGTGTACAGAGATAATAGTAATAGACCAGAGTTTAGAGATATTAACACAAATAGCAACATACTCAATATGGATGCCCTAACATTTGCATATAATGATGGTGTATATCATAGATGGGTCGTTGAAGTTCTATCAACTGGAGTAAGTGTTTTTGTAGATGGAGAGTTAAAGGGTCAATTAAATTCATCATATTCTATTGGACAAGGATATTGTGGATTCCATGCTTTTTCAATTGGAGATACTGTTTCTTTTAGAAACGCAACAATAACATCTCTTGATTCTCGCGATTCAAAACAAACGATATACACAAGCACAAAACAATTAGATGGATATCCTGCCGGTGTTTATAAACTTAAAAATTCTTCTGGTATGGTACAGGAAGTTTTTGTTGATGATGGATGGATGTTAATTACTTCAAATAATGCAGAAGATAATGTTATACCTAATAATAGAAACAATATCGCATATACTGTAAACAGAAATGGAGTAAATGCAAGCTTGGGTGTTGCGTCTCCTAATGCTGACTATATAATAGGTGGATTTATTGATGATTTTAGTTTCTCAAAAATTCGTATAATTGGATGGGGATATGATAACATTACTGGATCATATGATTGGAGTAATTATACAAGCAGTGCTTACGTGACTGCTGAATGGAGTGCAACTTCATTAACAACAGTTGTTGCTACAGCAAGTGTAACAAAAACTGGCAGTTTATCTTCTAGTATAAATTACTTTGTTGGTGATGGTGTTAGAGCTGATTACAATGATGGAGGTACAATTAATGCAAATATCAATCAAACAACTATAGGGGGAGTGGGGGTTGCTGCAGCATCAGGAAGTCCTAGTAGCGGATGTTACTTAGGTCATGGGACTGGAGAAAGTAGTAATTTTTGTGAGGGTTGGTACAATTCAGGCAATACTGCCAGAGACGCTCAAGGATACACAACATGGGTAAGGACTTAAAATGAAATATACATTCACTTCATATCTAAATGCTAGATATAATTATGGAACAGATTTTACATTCAGTGAAGTTCCATATACGTACAAAACATTAAATTGGATTAATGGGGAAAAACCTTCTGAAGAAGATATTAATCTTGGTATAGATGCATATAATGCAGAAGAACCATGTCGTCAATTAAGAATTTTACGAGATAAAAAATTAAAGGAATGTGATTGGATTACTATAAAGGCATATAGTCAGGGACTACCTGTACCAGAAGAATGGGCAACTTATCAACAAAATCTTCGTGATATCGTCTCCCAATCTCCAAAATTAGATGATAATGGAGATTTAATTATAGATTCTGTAATTTGGCCCACAGAACCATCATAATTCTCCGAATCTTAATCGAACAAAATCTTTCACCCTTTATCCTGCTTGAGTTTTTCTACTAACATGTCTGCTAGTGCTTCCATTCTTTCTGGATGAACTGCTGTAATTCCTGATTCATCAATAGCAAGTTTCATACTCTGTTCTTCACTTTTGGTTAACTTCTTACCTTTAGATGGGAGAGTCATAGGTCTTATCAAATATGTGTATATTCTAACATATCTATGATAGAACTGTGGTTATTTAATGGTTTTTTCCGTATTAAGTATACATTAGTCACAGAAATAAGTCAACACTTGACAGAACACTGAATCGTGAGTAGGATAACTCTGTCAGGGTTCATAGGGATGGCTTAGCTACTATTAAGAAATAAATAACACTGTATGAACTATACGTATGCTATCGACACAGTACAGACTTAAATTAGAATTCATCTGTAAATGTATTGCTAATGGTGAGGAAGTCAAACTAGATGATATGGTCTGGGCACAAAAACTTGCTAAGGCTAATACATCTGCTAATGAGATGTTAAAGATGGCAAGACGCCAACACTCTCAGAATATTGAAGAGGGCACTATTGACGATTTTCTTAATAGGATGGGATTAGGAGACCCCGATCCATCCAATCATAAGACAGGATTTGATAGTGCTGATGATATCAAGGACTGGTTTAAGAATGATCGCAGTGATGATTGGCGCACTCGTGATTAAAGATTATATTTGTATCCAAACATGGGATAGACAATTTGAATGTATTAGGTATCATTATATTCATAAGTCATCTTCTAATTCAGTAGAAGAAGTAAAAAATTCATTTCCATATGAGGAAGTATATGAAAACACAAGCAGTAATTTATTCAAATAAAAGTCAAGAGTGTGAGAGAATGTCTTCTCTTCTTAAGTCTCTTGGTGATAATTATCATGAGTATATTTTAGGTGTTGATTTTGATGATAAAGCATTTGAATCAGAGTTTGGTTCAGAAGCAACATATCCTCAAGTATCAATTGGTTACCATCACATTGGTAGTATGAAAGAAGCACTTCAATATATGAATGAACAGGGGATGTTTGTATGAAACCCATAATCCTTATTGCATGTTTTTTCCCACTGACATTAATTTGGATTATTATGAAACTCTCATTATGGGTTGCAACTATTAATGACGAGAAGAATTATGTCGCAACAGAATCCAAAAAACCACACGGACCATATATGGCAGACGCATATGCAGATGTTGATGAGGAGGAAGAGGAATATGGAAATCGCACAGACTATCGATGAAGCATTGTATCAATATTACACCGTAGAGCAAGGTAAGGAAGTTCCCAATTGGAGATACATGAAAGACCAAGATTGGTGGATTGATTATCTTCAAAGTTTAGGAATTAATCCAAAAAATCCATGAATAATGATCCAGATTACACAGTAGATTTAACTATAGAAGATATAAATCTACTACACCATTGTGTGGAAGAAACTATAAAGTATTGGCCCGGAGCACCTGCAAGACCATACGAAGAACAAGAACATTTGTGGTATTTGAGAGATTCAATGTATCGAATGATATTAGAACATAGATTTAATAATTTATAGGATTGACTAAACTTTGTAATTAGGTTATACTGTTGACACAAGTATCACTCACAAAATGAAAAGAACAAAATTAAGAGCACAAGTTAAATCTAAATTTTATTACATTTTTTGGGGAATTGCGACTACATCTGTGGTTTTAGGACAACTATATGTTGGAACTGGATATCGTCAAATGAGCGTCAGCACTAACCGTTTAACGGGAATGCTTGTAACTTTACTTGATGCAGTTTAAACAGGCATTGTAGAGGCATACAGAGCAGTATTATGGGACATATAACATCTCATACCATTCAAAGTAAAGATGCATTGTTATAAATAATATCAAGCAGTGTATGCTCCTTACAAATACTATTGCTAACAAGAATTTTCTGGAAGAGCACTCAGACAGTGCCACCAAACATTTTAATATTATGAAAACAACACTCACCATCGATAATGATGGTATACTTACATTTCCCGACGAACTTCTTAAAGAAATTGGATGGAAGGAAGGAGATGTGCTAGAATGGATCGATAACCAGGATGGTTCTTGGACTTTAACTAAACCTAAGGATGATTATTGATTTTGACTACAAGCAAGTAGAAGTACCACAAGAAATTATTCGTTACTGTGACTACTTTACTTACGATGCATCCCGTGATGATTTACGATTTCTCGATTGTGTCTACATGAATATGGGTTTTTATGGTGGTGATCCAGAAGAACTCAAAGAAATGAGACACAGAGTTATGCCGATATTTGAATAGGGGGGAGTCTTATTAGTAAGACTATACACTGAGAAAATCTTTAAGCACTGGAGATTCAAAGATGTCCTTACCGCTAATCAATCTTCTCATAAAATTTACAAGATGTTCTGCAACCACAGGAGGCAGAAAAATTTCATTGATATGGAAATGGCGTCAAAGTTCTTTAAGATGGGAACTACAAGGAAGAGACGCTATGTTAACAACAAGACCAGGAGAAAGTATAATGTATTTGAAACCATTCTCACATAAAAAATGATAAACCAATGGAAAGTATTAGTGTCGGTGATAACGTAAGATACTTAGGATACACTAAGGAACAAGTATTATGGGGTAATAATGATACTCCATACATGTTAATACTTGATCGTATCTATGAAATTGTTGATGTAGATGTACATCGACAGCATACTAAGGTGCAACTTAAAGGTATCATTGGTAAGTTTAACTCTGTTCATTTTCAAGTGATTGATTGATGTCACCAAAACCAATTAAAAATTTGTTTCCATATGAATCTTTTCCTTATCGTTTAGAACTTAAGGATAGGACTGCGTGGTTTGAATGTCAGGAACATATGGATAGAGAGATTGCCAGATATAAACTCAGACCAAAGGATTACAAGAAGTCATGTAAGCGTGGGCATAGGATTGTTAGTGAGAAGAAGACTGTAGTTGAAAAGAAACCAGTTAAGAAGAAATCAGTCAATAAGAAGAGAGAAGATATTCTATGCCCTTCAATAAAGTATAAGACGATACAATTTGATAAGCATACCAATATATTGAATCCCAGATATAAATAATCAAAAGGTTTGTGTAAAGGTTACAGTCGTGGAATTATCCGACAAAAAAGCAGCAAAGAAGATAATCAAGAGATATAAGAAACATCCAGAACACTACACACGAGAAGAAGTGATGTATGCTAAATTAGTTAAGAAGATGCTTAAGAAGAAAAAAACCGATGACTGACTCCGACATCCTTTTAGCAGTTAACCAGGTTCTTTCTGGATATGAAACTAAAGTTGTCAAGGCAGGACCGAAAGTTGATAAGATTCGTGTGATTTCTGGTCAGAGAGCAGAAGCGCAGGATGTAATATCAAAACAATTGAATAGTTTGAGAGTTCCATATAAGAATGAGATTGATAAGAGTGAGTCATCATTTCCTGTAACTAAGATTGAACTCAAGAAATCTAATTCAATTATCAAACTTATCTACAAAAAGGGTTCTGGTGGTGGATCTGGTGCAGGTGCAGCACTTACTAAACTTGCGGAATCATCACAGGCATTGTATGCTGCTCTTGCCTTTAATGTTTTAGGTAGAAAGATAACTAACAAAGATATATCTAAGGATAACTTTCAACGTGCTGTCGGAACTGCAATCACTGATGAAGACTTTGGTGCGATGATTAACAATCTTCCTGATGACTGGGTGAACTCATCTATCGCTGGTGCTAATGCTTTATATCAGAAGTATAGTAACAAAGGTAAGTTTACATTTCATCGTGGATCACAATTGGTCAATACAATTGAGGGTGCATTTACAACAATCAACCGTCAAGAGAAAGCATTTGGTAACCTCAATAAGTGGAGTCCTGCTGACATCTACATGATATCTAATCAGGGTGCTGTTCAACAAATAGCGGCAGAAAAGACTTTAAAGGGATTAAATGCCAAGATGTTTGAGTTAGTTAAATCAAATCAAGTGATCGGTGTATCATTAAAGAAGATTACAAGTAATACCGGTAGAATTACTGAAAAGAATTTTCCTGGTGATGGTAAGATTATATCAGCAAGTTATAAGGGTACAACTACAAAGTTTGATTCGATGGATGGTTATATTCAGTGGGGAAATGCAACGACAGAAAAGATTCAGTTCAGGAGTTTTGGTGGTGAAACATCATTAACTGGTTGGCAGGGTGAAATTAAGGGAGCATCTGCAAATCAAGGTAAAGTATCTCTTGGTCCTATTAACTATATTTTAAAGCGTCATGGTCTACAACAGTTGCCAACTTCGTTAGAGTCTGCTAAACTAGCAGAAGCAAATAGTGATGCACATTGCAAACAAATTGCCACTATGATGAAGACATATGGGTTAATTAGTGACGTAGATGCAACAGCACAGACAATCAAGAATAAATCAAATAAGTATCGTTACTCTAAGTATTTGGTACTGATGTTGTTGTTGACAGTGCAGAATGCTGCTCCACAAATACAGGATGAAGTCGTAAAAGACTTGTACTCATATGCAAGTTCTCAAGCAAGTTTCTCTGCCCCTTATATTAAAATGGAATGATTATGGACAGTCTAAAAGTAAAACAACAGGAAGATGGTCAATATCTCTTAGAATGGGATAAGCAAGACCCACAATGGAAATTTTTGAATTCCTTGACACCGGAGCAAATCCGATGTATAGTAGAGGAAGCAATACGCCAGGACAAACGTGGGCAACTTTGATTATAAGGAGTTCAGTCTCAAGAACTTGAGAGATGTTCTAGGTGAAGTTATCGATCAAGATGACTGCAATCCTGAAGAGATTGCACAATCAATCATAGAAGCATGTGAATTAAATATTGACTATCATTTGGATAAAGCGAGTAAAGCAGCAGACACAATTGCGAGACTAAAGGGTCTTGTACCTTATAAATCTAGGGATAAAATTACTAATGCAACTTCAGGTGATTGGAATCAATTTTGGGAAGATATGAGTGAGTATCCCAACTGAGTGTGACACTTTGAGAAGTGGTCAGGGAGTGGTTGCACCCTCATTTTTTATGCTATAATTTATTCATACCAAACAGGAGCGCATGACCGTCACCCTTCGCCCCCATCAGCGCAAAGCAGTCAATGCTATGTTGAAGCACGATCTTGGGCAAGTAATTGTGCCGACTGGAGGTGGCAAAACCCTGTGTATGATTAGTGATTGTAATACTCAACTAAATTCAGTACAATACGGTCAGACAATTGTTGTTGTCGCTCCTCGTATTCTTCTTGCTGATCAACTCTGTAAAGAGTTTATGGAGGTGATTGACCCACACAATAGTGACCCTTATCTTCACATTCTCCACGTTCATAGTGGTGATACTGAGTTTACCAGCACCACTAAAGCAGACAAGATTCATCTTTATGCTAACTGTGCTCGCACTATGGGCGAGAATATTATCATCTTCACCACATATCACTCTCTGCATCGCATTCAAGAGGCAGACATCGAGGTAAATTGCATTTACTTTGATGAGGCACATAACAGCGTTCAACGTAACTTCTTCCCTCCCGTAGAACATTTCTCTCACGATGCTGATCGTTGCTACTTCTTCACAGCAACTCCAAAGCATTCGCTGACTGTGTTCAAACCAGGAATGAATGACCCTGAGGTCTATGGTCAGGTGATTTGCAACGTTCCTGCACCACAACTAGTCAAGGAAGGTTACATCCTGCCCCCCAAAGTTGTGGTGCAGGAGTTACCTCAGGGTGATTTCAAGCAGTCTGATTCTAAGAATCTGTTAGACACCATTGATGATAATCAAGTCGGCAAGATTCTGATTGCCGCACGTTCCACAAAGCAGATTGTCCGTCTTGTGACTCAATCTGACTTCTGTGCTCAGTTGCACGAACGTGGTTATCACTGGATGTTTATCACTAGCAAAACTGGTGCTATCATCGACGGCAAGAAAGTATCTCGTGAAGTATTCTTCAAGACTCTCAATCAGTGGGGCACAGAAGAGAATCGTAAGTTTGTTGTGATGCATCACTCTATTTTGTCTGAGGGCATCAACGTTAAGGGTCTTGAAGCGGTCTTGTTTATGCGTAATATGGACTACGTAGGATTGTCGCAATCAATCGGGCGTGTGATACGCCTAGGAGGCGATTCTAAGACGTTTGGACTAGTTTGTGTGCCTGTCTTTGATAAAGTAGGCATCAGCACTGCTAGAAGCGTTCAGGCAGTTGTTGATACTGTCTTTGAAAAAGGTCAACCTGCTATCTCCGAGGTCCGTCGCTGATTACACTCTTTCAAAACTATGCTATAATAGTAGGTACAAATTGGAGCAAGTTCCATGCAATGCGATGTAAAATGCTATGTGTCTGGTAAGGTATTCAGCGTCAAATGTCTTGCTAAGGATTACAAAGAAGCAAAAGAAGTAGCACTTGCCCAACATCCTAACGCACGTATTATGGGCGTTAATGTTCTTACTAATACAAACTAATGACTGACACTAAACTTTGGAAGATTATCATCTTTGAAACAACAGGATGGAACGATATTGAAGAACCAAATTGTGTGAAACTGTCGAAAGAACAGTGTACCAACCGCATAGAATCACTACTAGCGGAAGGTTACAATCCAAATCATATTAAAGCAATTCCTGATGCTCGAACTACCAACTGATTTTCCACATCAATCCCCAGACAATTACTCTTACAAAGTTGAACAATTCAAGAACAATGTCTATGCAATTTGGTTGCATCACCATGAAGATTATGTGTATAGTAGTGATCCTGTCCGCACTATCTGGGGATTTTTTAACACAAAGAAGAGAGAGTATATCTCCCCCATCAATGCAAAGAAACCCGGTAAAGTAGTTGATATCAATGATACAACTCCTTACACATCAATGAAACTAAACCTGAACCCCTTAGAACATGCCTTATACTCCGCAAATTGATGACTACGTGATATGGGAAAGATCAACTGGACACATTGATAAGGGTTGGGTTTACTTTGTTGATAATGATTATATTACAATTGAGACTGGTGTAAAAGATAAACCTATTTGTGAATACACAAGGGAAGAGAAACATAAAAAGATTCATATTTTAGTGGTCTGTCATAATTATTATTGGGATCAATTGAAATATGTGAAGCATCGAAGGACAGTTGATTGAAGTGTCCACCATCCCCCCATAGCGGATGGTTTTCGTGTATATTAAAAGAGTCAAAGGAACCCGATCGACTCATGACAACTTTCGATTTTGAAACCGAGTACCATTGGGGTGCTCTCATGGTCAAACTGGTCCCAATGTTCTGCATGGATGTTTACAAAGCATCCGATGATGAGTTAGTCTGGGTCTTCGACGTGAACAACCCTAAAAATGGGTATCATGTCCCTGCTCGCAATCTTTCCACCTATTCTTACTGATTATGTCTGACAATCGTCCTACACTTGTAGAGGGATTTGCAAATGCCAAACAATATGAGGGAAAGAAAGTAGTTGATGTTTTGGATAACATCAGTAGACGTAATAAAGGATCTGTTGGTGGTGAATTTGAGAAGAAGATAGGTATTCCTAAGTCTTCTGAAAGATGTGATTACATGGATGGTGGTGATTGTAAGACTCTCAAGTTTTTGAAAAACTGTCCTGCTGAATGTTGTGACATTATCATGCTTCAGGAGATTCTCCATGAGGCAATGAATAATGTTCCATTCTATGAAAGTGCTGTATATGAAAAGATTCAACAAGTTCATTTTG